TGCAGATACCGGTACTGCATGGGTATTGGGTATGGTATGTTGGGTTGGTTCATCCTACGGACTGGATGTAGTCAGTTGTTGCGTCAATAGACGACTTTCTCAGCTATGCTGTTTATTCTGGAAATTCTTATCTAGAACACTATCTAGTCACTCTTGTCTCTCTGGGTGAATTTTTCATAGCATTCTAGCTCCATAGACTAGTCATGTCTCTGGGGAGTTTTGAGTTGAGTTCTGTTCTTTTCCAGTTTCCATTTTTCTTTTATTTTTGCGTTTGGTTCTTTACCCATTGATACTCTGGCCTCTCCTATGATGGCTGCCGCGTGACTGCCTGATTCTCGTATCTATGAGTCGCCGACCAGCCAGCTGTGTTGTTTCGGGTCCTCAGAAAGGTACTTTGCTTTGCCATTGTACTGTAATGAGTTCTTTATGCAGTTCTCTATGTTTCTTAAAAAGTGCATCTTTTTATTCGGACCTACGGGGTACGACCATTTGCTGCAAAAGTCTATCATGTGAGCTGTCGATATGGTAACTTTCTTAATCACTTGTCCAACGCCTTTCCTAGTAACCTCAGGACTAGGATTAGGCGTCTTTGACGTCAGCTCTGATATAGCGTTCACCTAATACTTGGCGATCCTCGGCTTAACCCATATAACGCAGTCATCACCGCTGGATATGAAGAAATGGTCGAGTTTTAGATAGTTGTCTCTGTCCGGAACTTCCTTCAGCCTTTGAGCTTCGTGATAATCTATCGCACCGTCATTCAACGCCATTTCCGCTGCTCGTCTAATATAGGTCATTGCGTAAACGCCGGTCCTCAATGTGTTTTGCAGTGTCGTTTTGTTTGATGCACCTGAAAACACCGTACCATTGAGCTTGTACCTTGCGTATATTTTCCTCTTGTTGCCCTCTCTTATAAACGACTTTGCAGTGCAAGTTAGTGAGGTTGCACATCTTATGATGTGTTTCTGTTTCTACTCACTTAGATCGGGTATCGTGCGTCTCTGATTTCTCAGTATTTCCGGAGCAATCTCGTTCCACTACGCTGTGTCAACGATGCTCATGATTTCGCTCGTTTGCAGCGAGTCATAAGATGATCCATCATATATTATGGAAACCCAGTCATCTTTAATTACACCGTTTAGTCTTTCGGCCAATTCCTCTGAATTCATGGCGTGTATGTAAGTAGGGAAGACCCATCTCACAAAAGATATCATTGCACCTTGGCACAAGGTCAATAAACCATATGTACCCTTTACGCCTGCGAACAGAGCTCTTGGCCTAGAGGATTCGTTCTGTCTATAGCCTTTGTCGTCTACGTAAGAATTGTCGTTGGACGCATGTTGCTCGCCGCCTTTGCTCATAAACTCGTATTCGGTTAAGAATTTTTTCCTTGCGGCTTTATCGCTGTCCTCACAGTGTGATTGGGATAGCATGGCTTTGTAGTAAAGTTTCTTCTTCGAACTTGAGTACTGGACCCTCGATCTCAACCAGGAGCATATCGTGTGATAGGTCACCACTCCAGATTCGTAGGCGGCATGGGCTAATCTGGATGAGAGGGCGTTCATCACATCTTTAGTTACGTCACGTATTCTCGCTAAGCCTTCCATACTGGGCTATAACCTGGGCAAGCATTGTCTGTTGAGCATGGAATAAACTTGGTTGTTGGGTGTTTTATTAGTCCATTCTATGGTGCCGTTGGAACCCATCAAAGAGTATCCGGTGAGCTGTGTTGATCCATCGGACATGTCGGATTTGACCGTTTTCTCTAACTTAGCTTTCTATCTTTGTACATCACCATCGATTTTGTAATCAAATTTCTCTGATTCGATCTCCCAATTTGCACTAATTAGTGATGGTGAATTATTCGAGAGCTCGGTTATTTCCTTATTTGCATAATAATCCACTCTTGTGGACACCGATTCTATCAAATTGTCCTACTCTCTCCTGGAATATACGGAGCATTGGAGCTTGTTCCAGCTATTGTTGACCTGGAATAAATTCTTTCTCGATTTCACCGCATTAATCATTGTTGACATATAGCTCAGCTTGCATTTTGCGTATACAGGCTATATCCCTTCGACCATATCGGGATGGTGGCACAGCAACACCTTGCCTGTGGAATTTTGTACCCACTCTCTTATCGCCTCTCTTTGATACGTTAATAGCTCCTTTGAGTTGTTTGCATTGTGTGCTTTGCGCATCAACACTCTTAGTCCTGGTCTACAGCGTCTGAATATGTCATCCACATCTTTGAATTCGCTGCTTCTTTTAATTGCATATGATGTTTTACCATGAGCCATAGGCATGCACATTGCAACCGATGGGGTGCTCCCAGCCACGTATATGCAAGAGTTCTTGTAATTTAATTCATTCAACTTCTCGCATACCTTCCTGTAATTCACCCTCTTACCGTTGTAGATCTATATTGATAACAACTCAATGTACGTATTTTTCATGAAAAGGGTGTAGGGCTAACCATAAAACAGCAGCCTTTGCAATAAAGTCATTACTAATATTGCGGACATAGAACAATGCGCCATATACCACATTAGTGATATGGTAGTGTTGCCCTTGTTATTGTACTCGCTCTGGGCATTCAGCTCATCCACCACGTTGTCCAATGTTGTTCCGTTTATTTTGGCCATATACATTGATCTCAAAGCTGCTCTTTTCATGTTTGAGTATAGCCTCTTACCTGAATTGGTCGATTTCAATAGCAATCCAAATGTAAGGTTATAGGTTAACAGAATTGTTGTGATAATGAGGTTCAGCAGTTGAATCTCCATTCCTATAACTGATATGGAGGCCATTCTCGCGGCTAGCCTGTACAGAAAATCTGGCAATCTTGCTATCAAGTTGTGCACTTTGATTTCAACTAGACCTGGTAGCATTATAGAAGACGCATATAACAGTATGTTGTTCTTACCTTTCAATCGATCGAATATCTCTTGGTGGCTTAACCCGTTGGTCTAATCAGGCATTTCGACGCATACGTAATCACCCTGGTTTTTGTTGCTACCTCTGGATTTTGAGCACAAAGACTCCCCACTGATCAAAGGGGCGCACACCTTTATCTTGTTGCCTTGTATGCCGCATTCATTGCCGGTGGTCGTAGGAGAATACAAGTAGTCTCTGTATTCATCTGGCATCCCTGTGAATCTCTAATCATTGACCCACTTAGATGGCCCAATGGGCTTGAACCAAGCATCCTTGATGTTGGTTGCGGCTTGTTTCAGTGACTCGGGGTCTGTCAAGATTATTACTATCAATATGGTTGCTAGCACACTGGATATCCCAAGGGTTACCTGCTTCACTCTATTTCTTGAAGCTTCACCCCAGCTACTTGAGAAAGGATCTGGGTCTATGGATTCCACCTATCCACCTGAGTCCCTGTTGTCATCCAACGCCATTTCAAAGGCAATCAGTTCTTTTACGCCCAGTCTGTACAGCTCTCTTGTTCTCTCATTCGTCTTCTGGAGCATCTCAGGGCTGACAACCTTGCTGATCAGCTGGTAATCAGCAGGTCTCAATTCTATGCTAGGGTCGGCAGCCCTTGTTCTTAAATAGACATCATAGATTGGCACACTCATTCTCCGGTCTATAGGATGGGCAGTCACTGGCACCATTGTGGGTGTCCCCGGTTGTTTCCCGGGTGCAAGCCTTGTCACCACGTAGGTCATGACGTCATGGGCTCTATTAGCTCTATACCAACATATTGTTTGGATGGTCCTTGTGACGTCACCGCTTTTTCCGGGAAAATCGACGAGTTTGTGGCTATATCCAGTGGATTTTGGGGCATTAGTGCCACTTTCACAAATCTCTATTGAGGCGTCTGGTGATATTATGAACGTCTTCTCGTCGTATGGCGTGGTGTAATACCCCGGTATATTATTGTAATACCAGTAGGATGCAACATGATGGTATGGCAGGTTGATGTGATTTATATAATACATGACATCAATTGTGTAAATCTCCACGCGATTTTTCCTCACGTCTCTGCCGTTATCTAGATCGACTTCAGTGAGCATATGGCAGTCGTCATTTGACTAACTACCCGGGTCTCCTTGTTCTCCGCCACGGTTGCCATGCTACCGGGTTCTCTCGATAAGTCCGTTCATAGATCTCAGGCATAGACGTTGTCCCTTGTACTACCCTTCATTTTTGTGACAATACAGTTTACACCGGCCTATGGTTATCATGGACTCTTCTACGCATATTGACCCCTCAATTCTTGCGTCCTGTATAGTCCTGTACCCGTGATCATTCTACTAATCGTAGTTAGCGGTATCGTGGTGGCATCCTCGAAACGGCACGTAATGGACAACAGCTTTTTGTGCCTGGCAATTTCTTTCCGTCAACACCGAAGCTATGAATCGTATGTCTTTGGATATCTTGGCGCCGACGCCTATTAGAGTCACGGGCTGGTTACTGGTGGCTTGATGTATCTTTATTCTCATTTGGGAATACACGCATGTTGCGCCTGCGTCTCTAACATTTGCCTCTTCAGAGTGTTCAGAACGTGAGGTAGGTTGCCCGTTGATTTTCCTCACGGTTGGCATTATTGGTAAATGCCGTAGTGACTGAGCGGTCCCCTCTGCCATTGAGGATATCGGGGGTGCTATGTGTATGCCCCCATTCGATTTAACCAACTTCACGTGCCCGCATTTCACTTCACTTAGTTTCTTACTTATGGGTCCTAGTAAGTGCATCGGTCCCTGTTCCTGGCCGGGATGTACGATCAATGGGTCATCGACGGTCAAACCGTAAGGTACCCTGCTTTCCATAGATTGCTCGTGTTTTATTATCTCATACGGACAAAAGTTTGGTAGGGAGTTTTGATAGCCGTAGTGATTGGACTTGTCAAATTTGTCTGTGGTTGTGTACTTATCATATTGGTCACTGTGCTCATTAGGAGACTTACCGGACACATATCTATCGGAGATGGAGAAGCTGTCCTTCTCCTGGGATCCTAACGAGTCGTAGTCCACTTCAACCCTGGTGACTTCTTTCAGAGGTAGTACTACGTTATTGGCGCGTGCCAGTTGCCTTACATAATGTTCTTGCACATACTTAAAGAACAATTTGGAACACGACGCTGTCGCTTTCATCGTGTCTACATGGCTCTCGCACATTTTGAGGTATTTTATTACTATGTCTATGCTAGCCTCCTTGGTTTTTGTGAGGAAGGCCATGTACACGCAAAACATTTCCTCATCATCACTCATAGGCGCCTCAACGATTTTGGTCAGAGACTATATCTTCCTAAATATCTGGTTTTTCCACTCTGAAGGCGTCATTGAGCACTTCTTTGGAGTGAATTTCAGCCACGGGTTGTCTTTCCTCTGCACAACCACTTCGGGCTTGTTGTTATAGTTGGTCTTGGAGCTTACTCTTTTCTCCGGTGATAGTGACTCAACTATATAGCAATGGCTACCAGATACTACTACACTGTAATCACCTAAGCCATCGCTCAATTTCACTGTTTTACCTTTGTCATATGAAATCAACTGGGTGTTCATCATGAGGCACGGTGATGCTAGTAAAGATAGTAGACAGTTTCTGTCCTTAGATATGTTCAGCAGTGCCGCCTCCAGGGCCTGGCTTATTTTATGGTCTTTAACGCCGCCGTTCTAATTCATGATCGTTCTCAAGGATATATATGCGCAATATCCATCTGGCATAGACCATACTCTATGCCTCCCGTCGCATCTGGAGATGTTTTCCGCAGTGTTTTCCGAGGATACGTAGGTTGTCCAAGCCTCACTTAAATTCATTTCTGATATCTTGCTCATATCTTTGTGCTCCCTCATCACGGATGCATATTCGGAGGCTGCTAGGTCCAGATGGAATTTGCACACAGAACCCTGCGAGTGAGGTCTTTCTTTATGCATGCGCACACACTCGCTGCACTTGGCAATGCGCTGGTATGTGTCCGGATCTAAATCACCTTCGTGCCAAGACAACAGGTTATTGTATTCGTTCTTTGAAGGTTTCATCTGAACTCCTAAATTCTGGAAATGTTTTTCTATGCGGCTCTGGAAGTCTTCAAATGTGAGCCCCATAGACTCCCTAATCATAGCTATTAGTGCGTCGCTGCTACTGCTTACGTTATCATCCACTTCCTTGAGTGTTAGTTTGCCGGAGTTGTTGCATTTCTTTTTCCATTTCGTCAAAACGCCGTCCAGTATTCCGTCCATTACGCTCTTATTTGTTCCATCAATAACTGGGTACATCATTGTTGCCCTAGCGCTGGGTGCATCTATGGCGCTCATGCTTAATAAATTTGCATAAGTTGGGGTCCTGCTGGATTTGTAACTCCCGAGTGACGTCCTCAGTGTGGAAATGTCATCATAAGCTGACTCACCGTCGTTATACCGCCTTAGCATTAATTGCTTTCCTACGGATTTCATCTGGTACTCATTGCCTAATGGTGCATTGTATATGTCTTCAATCTTATCCTTGGACATCCTTTGTTCTATGTCGGGACTGTTCATGCCGACTAGTCTGTTCAAATGGGCAGTTAGTTGGATCTCCTCCAAGTCATTCACGCCATTAGACAACCCGTTTTTCATGGCGAATGGTTTGTTCGAATCTTTATTAGCCTTCACCATAAATGACTCTAGGCTAGGCTCTTTCATTTCACATATTTGCTTTGTTTGTGAAAGGGCGGCGTGCTCGCC